GATTGCTAGTCATGCCGACATGATTAAGTTTCTCGAGGGCAATTATAAGGGGCCGGTCACATATAAAGAGAGCGAGACCGGAGTCGCAACCCGGTTTCGAGGTAGGTCACGAGATAAATTCGGAAAATTCGAGTCTCTCTCGGCAATCAAAAACCCGCAAAGGAAACAGCTTTGCGAGCTCATGGCCCAAGCCCACGCCGAGAGCGATCGCTTGGGGATCCCGAGGTTAAGGGGGACGACCAAAGTAAACCCGAAATATAAGGCCGACATGGGGGACGGGATTATGGGGTTAAATTCCTCCTCATGGCTCGAATTGAAGTATAAAGAGAGCTCTCCCTCTTTTGTCGAATCGTTTAGGACACAAATTAGAGAGAGGATAAATAAAGGACTCCAACCCTCGACTTGCGGGGGCTATTTTATGGACGACTTTAAAAAAGAGTTTTCTCAAACCTTTTGGCATGAGTACGGCCATCATATACACCAACAAAAAGGGGTCACAACCTGGAGCGAATACAGACACTCGCCCCCACTAGAAAAGAAAATCGGCGCTGTAAAAAGTAGCCTCTCTCGCAGGATAGGCAAACTCATGAAAGAAAAGGCCCCCGGATATAAAGAGGAGTATTTGAAAGCCTACCCCTCAGATTATGCTATGTATAACTCGCAAGAATGGTTTGCGGAATGTTATTCCATGTATAAGCTAGGGAGGTCGAAAGATCTCTCTCCGGAGTTTCTTAAACTGGTCGAGGAGGAGGGCCTTTAATGCAATTTTTTTACTCTTGTCCTTGCGTATCTTGTAAGAGGTTGAAAACCGACGGGACAAAAGCCTTTTGCGAGGCGTTTCCGAAAGGGATCCCCGAAAAGATCCTGGACGGGGAAGATGATCACAAAAAGCCCTTCCCCGGGGATAACGGGGTCCAGTATAAACCCAGGCCCAACCCCTTAGAAGATGCTCAAGGCTAAGGTCTCCCAGGTCCCCAACCTGGCAAGCGGGAAGCCTATAAGCTCCCGGTTTATGAAGCGCCTCGGGGCCAAGATTCAGGAGGAGACCCGGATCCGGACCCTCCGGGGGGCCGGCGTCTATGACGAAAAAGAGAAGAAACACTCGAAAGGCTACTCTGAGGCCCCGGCGATCGTCCCGATCGACTCCCCTCAGCTCCGGAAATACTACCGCTCAACCCTCAAGGGAGCCCGCTCCAGGCGGGGGATGAAAAAGAGCGACTCGAAAGCCCGTTTCGTCCGGTTGCCTGGGGGCTATAAGCAGTTTCGCAAGCTTCACGGCCGAAACGTCGCCCGGGTCGATCATACTTATTCAGGGGCAATGCTTAATTCTCTCAGGGTTTACGCTACAAACCGCAAGATTATTATCACGGTCCCCGCCTCTCAGCTCCCAAAGGCTTATTTCACCGACAAGCGCCGGCCCTGGTTCAGGATGTCCAGGGATCAGCAAAAGCGAGCCGGCGACGCCGTCGGTCGGGAGATCGCCAAGTTTTATCAATAGCCCTCATTTTTATGAGCTGGAGACCCGAAAAGGGTTAAATCGTTATTATATAACCCCTTACAATTTCAAGTTTTAATTATTCGCCCCGGTTAACCCCTAAAATATACTAGGTAAAAACGGCTTGCTCGTTTTCCCAACTTATCCCCATGAGTTTACACCAAACCATAAGAGGGAAAGGGATGTCATGAAATTGACAAAGGACGAGCAAACCCGGCTCGAAAATTTGCAGGGTAAAAAGTCCGAGGATTTATCGGACGAGGAAAAAGCCGAATTAAAGACCCTCCAGGATAAACTGGACTCCTACGAGGGCGACTTATCCCAAGAGCGTTTCAATGCCATGTATGCCGAAAACAAGGCAAACCGGGAAAAGGCCCGTCTCCTCAAGGAGGAAAACGATCGCCTCCTCAAGGCTCAGAAAGACGCCGAGGACGAGGAAAAACGCAAAAAGGGCGAGGTCGACGAGCTTTATAAGGCTGAAAAAAAGAAAAACGAGGCCCTCGAAGCCGAGAACAAGATTTACCGGGAAGCCAATCTCGCCAAATGGCAAAAGATCAAGGCAACCCTCCCCCCCAAACTTGCCGGCGCTTTCAAGGACGACGACTCTCCCGAGATCGTCTCCGCAAACCTGGCCGAATACGAGAAATATATCGAACTCGGTTTTATCGACGCCGACGGCAAGATCTCAGGCGGGGGATCTCCTCCCGGAGGCTTTGAAAAATACACCTGGAAAGACCTCCAGGAGACCCCGGGCCTTGCTACAAAGGTTTTTAACGAAGATCCCGAGCTTTACGAGAAGCTCCGGAGAGAATCCAAAAACTTAAGGAAATAAAAAGCCATGAGCACCAAAATTGCTGATATCATCAATCCGCAGATCATTTCCGACCTCGCCGTCGAAAAGCTTGCGGAAAATGTCGCCTTTCTGACCTCCGGGGCCGTCGACCAGGACGTCGAGACCGGTATCGAAAAGGGCGGAACTCACCTCACAATGTCCTATTTCGCCGAGGACGGCGCAGATATGGAGGACGTAACCGACGAGGACGGCTCTCTTACTGAGAGAGGAATCGACGAGACCGACGAAAAGGCGGTCGTTATCCGTCGGGCCGAGCTTGTTTCTGTCAAAGATACCGCTCGCCTCGTAGGTCTGAGAGATCCCAACATGACCCTCGCCGGCCGTTTTGCCGGCAAAGCAGGGAAAGCGATCGACAAGAGCCTCGTCTCTGTTGCTATCGGCGCTTGCCCCTCCGGAAACGTCTCCGACGTCGCCGTCACAACCGGGACCGCCGTCGGCCTGGGATCGACTCAGATCCTCGACGGGGCCGGTCTCCTGGGAGATCAGCAGGACAATCTCGCCATGATCATCATGCACAGCGCCAAATATACGGCCCTCCGAAAGGCGAATCTGATCGACTTTGTCACTCCCTCCGAGGCCGTCGGCCCGATCCCCTTCTATGGCGATTATAGAGTTATCGTTTCCGATCGCTGTCCCGTCGACACCTCCGGAGGAGCCGGCTATTACAAATACACGACCTTCCTGGTCGCAAAAAAGGCCCTTGTCGTCGATTTTCAGCGAGCTTTGCAGATCATGACCGACGAGGATATCTCCGGGCAGGTCGTGACCTCCTATATCAGGGGCGACGTGAATTATATCGCTCACCTTAAGGGGATGGGTTTCACGACCTCGATCACTCTCCCAAGCGAGGCCAACTTGCAGGATAGCGCCAACTGGACGCAAGAGGCTTATTCTCGCAAGAGTATCGGGATCGTTAAGCTGATCACCAACTAAAGGAGGTCGTCTTGCTTTATTCGAGAATGAAAGCCCGCCGGCTCGCCGAGGCTGAGGCCAAGGCAAAAGCCGAGAAAAAGGTCGAGGTCGATCTCGAGGCCCTGGTATGGGATCCCGAGGTCATGGAAAAAAGTCACTCCCGGGATGAGCTGAACGCTATCGCCGAGGCCCTGGGGGTCGAAGGTTTCGAGAGCGCCAAGAAAAAGAGCGACGTCGTCGCCCTGATCATGGAAAAGGCTCCCGAAGATCCCGAGGGAACCCAGGACGGGGACCCCGGGGACGAGGACCCCGGGGACGAGGACGAGTAAACCTTGACCCTCTCCGTCGCCATAACCGACCAAATGTTAAGGGAGACCTCCGGCTTGCTCGGGGGTCTCACCGAAACGCTTTGGGAGGGGGAGACGGATTTCCAACCGGCGAGAGACGAGGCCCTCCGGCAAGTTAAAAACGACTTGACCCAGGCCGGCCTCGATCCGGACGATATCGACGACGACGACACGAGCCTTAAATATGCTCTAATCTATAAGACCCTCCAGGTCATTTATGAGGGTCTCATGAGAAGCCCGGGCGACGCCTGGGACGACCGAGCAGGAAAGGCCGAGCGCCGTTATTCGTCCGAGTTTCGCTCGGCGATCATAACCTTAAGCTCCTCAAGTACGACAACGGTTTCCGGGAGGGCTTCACGATGAGCCATTTTTCGGACGCCTACGACGTTATCAAGGGGATCGCTGAGGGTCTCGGATATCGAGAGAGCTCCTTTTTAGACCTGAGCGAGGACGCCCCTCTCTCGGATCTTAATAAAGGCTTTACGCTGAGAGCGACGGGGGTTTATGAAAATGATCTCCCCGCTCACATCTCCGATTGGCTTGCCTACGACCTGGAGCTCCAGGTCTCCCTCCCTTGTCGATCGGTTTCGGTTTACGGCGAAAGCCTGGAGGATATGGAGGGGCTCATAAAAGCCCTTTCGCTCAAGTTTGCAATCGGAGAGGTCGAGCTCGGAGATCCGGGCGAGGATTTTTTCCTCTCCTCAATTCCAATAAAAACTCGGAGGCATTAAGATGTCCCAAGATTTAACAAAAACCATTTCCGGACCCATGTCGATCGCTTTCGGGGACTCGACTCCGATCACGGTCGGACCGATTAACGAGGCTTTCGTCAAACTCACCGGCGAAACCAAAAAGAGCGGGCGAGACACGACCGACGGCCGTCGCCTTTCCAAGCAGACCGGGAAAGAGCTCGGTTTCGAGATCTCTTTCGACGAGGTCGTCCCCGCCGATATGGACTCGATCGAGGCCAAGGCCGGTGGAAAGGTCGTTATCACCCTCTTAGGCCAAGCCTCAAACAATACGCTTACAATCGACGACGTCGAGGAGCTTTTGACGGATCTCCGGGATAACCGGACCGTCATAACCGGCTTTGTAACCGGCGACGCCGAAAGCGCCTGGGCCGACTTGCTCGCAATCTCGACCGTATAGTCCGGAAACCCTGATCTATCACTTTAAAAGGGAGGGCGACGTCCCTCCCTTTTTTGAAGGTAAGCCATGACACGGAAAGCACAAAAAGACAAGATCGTCGAAGCTATCGAAACCGGACCCCGGGGGACCCCACGCCTCCGGATCGTTATCCAGGCCAAGAGCTCAAACCGGGCGACGGACGCCGTCGAGGATCTCGAGGATAAAAAATTTATGGAAAACAGCGCCGGACTCATGGCGGTTAGAGCGTTTTCCCTGGAGGATTAGACATTGCTAGAAGCTTTGAAAGATTTGTTTTATGACCTTTTCGGTCTGAACAGCTCCGGAGAGCCGGGGATCAAGGTCATGATCGACGGGATCGACGTCGACGCCTCCGGACATAGCAC